TTGGTATTCCGTTAATCTCGAAAAATCGCACCCCATTGGTGCACCTTATGCGTTACGCAGGGCGTCCGTTCGCTGTCGCTCACTGTTCCACTCCGCACTGGCGTGCTACGTTCACCTAAATGGGAACACCGTTGCGCTTCGCTTCGCTCACCTTTGCCGTCCGTTCGCTACGCTCACTGTTCCGCTCGGTCGCTCTGCTCCCTCACTTACCTATGTAGGTACTCTACTTCGCTTCGCTTCGCTCACCTCTGTTGCTAGCTACGTGCTTACTCACCTCTGTACTATCTTATAGTATCACACTGTACCGCTATTTGTCAACATTAAATTTCGTATTATGAAATCGATTTCACATAAGTACAAAGAAAAGAGCAACAAGGCTTTACACCTTGTCACTCTTATTATGTTTACAATTATTCAATAGTAAACCGCTGACTAGCACCGTTTTTAACTGTTACTGTAGATGGTGTAACAGTCGCACTTGCTTTAGCGAACACAATAGCTATACTCTTTGTTACGCCATCTTTAGTCCATGAAACACCAATCTGTCCACTTGCCTGTGTCCTATCCCATGATAACGTACCATCTTGTGCTATTTTGGTATTAGAACCGATTGCTGTACTGTGAGTCTTTACAAGTGACCATTCACCACCAGTAATGGTTCTAGTACCTGCTTTAATTGAGAATTGTCTTGAACCAGCTTTTGAGTTGTCACATTTTGCATTTGCTGTATTAGGCGTAACGTTTTCAACTTCAACAGTAACTGTTGCTGTAGCTGTTGCGTCATCCAACGTACCCTCTACAGTAAGAGTTCCGGCAACCTGTCCTAACCCCACATAAAGATTACCATTAGAATCAATTTTAGTGTAACTTGACGGTTCAACACTACCTTTTTTTACACTCCAAGCCATACCAATTTCTCCTTTCCCTTGTTTAATTAAGTTTATTTGCTCACCATTACGTGCAGTGATATCACTGTTCGTCAATGGGTGTAGCTTGAATCTTGTACCACTTCTGCAATACATTATCTGTCCTGCTATAGTGGCTTACCCACGTATTACCACTAGAGATATCGTTAATCTCCACTCTGTTATTTGGTCTATGTCCAGTAACCGTCAATCTGTAATAAGCCCCAACTCCACTAGGTAAATCACTAATGTTGTTATCGTTCTTATTCAAATCGATAATAAGTGTATGATAAATAGGCACTTGACTAGCGATACCTGCGATTGTACTCGTAGCGATACCGTTCTGAATGCCCATCTGTACATAGTCTGTGATAATAGGATTCATCAAAGCCCACTCTGTACTCTTGAACTTCACATCTTCACCATATACTTTATAATAAACCTTACTATAAATCAGTGTAGTCTTATTAGCAAAGAAGTCAACACGCATCTGTGTACCACTAAGTGGATAAATGTGAACATTACCGTACTTAGTTTTAGCGAAACTAGGCATTTCTGTATACACAATGTCACCTGCATCCGCAGAACCACAGGCCAGTTTAGCACTAGCCTTAAAATCAAGTTTACCGATAACAGCATCCAGTGTTGCACCTAGTGACAACCCCATCTGTCTAACACTTGTGTAGATGTTCCCAACTTCATTGAGTACACTTCGCATCATAGCCATGCTAGGAATAGCGAAACGCTCATCGGTGTAAGCATCTTTCAAGTTGTACTCACTAAGATACTGGTGTCTGTTCCACACATCTCGTAAACTTGCATAGTATCTAAGCATCCAAATATATACAGCCTTGTTACTTGTGTAGATATCTTCCCACTGGTTGTCAGGCACAGGACTTCTCACAATATCACTGTTTTCATCATCCCACCAGTCACCACGTTTTTTCACGTGTTTCCAACCTACCTCGTTGGTGTAACTTAACGTGTAATTTCCTGCATAGTTAATACCTGCCCATGCGCTGAATCCGATTGGTGTACTTTGATTTCCTACTTGTGGCGAATATGGAACTTGCATCAATTCACACAGCTTAACACCGCAGTCAAAGTTACGGTTGTTCTGTAAACCTTTCAGTCTGTAGTTCCAAATATTAGTTGGGCCTTTTTGGTGGTAGTTCATAAACGTGAAATAATAATTTCCGTCTGTTCTCTCGTACTGGGAAATATAATTCCTGTATGAAGCATTTTCATCCACGTAAGCAATATTACCCTGCGCACCGTATACATACGCATCGGGATGTCCGTAGTTGACACCTTTTAAGGCAACATCAACTGTATTCTTCATTTCAGGAGTCCACCAGTTATAATGTAGGTCAATACCGTTTGCATTGGCTTTCCAAGCGTGTAAGTCTTTCTCTCTGAATACATACGCTTCATAGCTTACACTTGGGTCACCACCAAGGGAACGAATATAATTTTCAAGGTCTGTTCTGCTTTCTACATCCCATGTAGAACCGTCTGCTTCGTCTTTCGCATGGTTTCTGATATAGTCAGTTACCAGTTCTTCAATCTTTGTTTTGATTGCTTCGGGAATATCATTAAAGTAGCTGTACCCTTGTAACCCAAGCATCCAAGCATCGGGGTTTGCCATTGGAATTACGTGAATGCAAGTATCATTGTCAAGAATCTCACTCCACATATCCACACCACCGTAAGTAGCATTCTTTGCAAGCACTTCCATCTGTGCAATCGCAATACTTGCACTACAATCTGTGCCATGAAAGCCATTAAATACAAACATATGTCGGGTGGCTGTTTCTGTACCGTACTCCATAGCAATCAGCGGAAGCCCTAATACAGAAGTTCCGATAATCTTCTTACGTACCTTTGGATAGTTCAGCATCAATGTGTCGATATCTTCCACCATCATATCATAGGTGTAGTTACGAATCAGTTTTCGCGGAATAACTGCGTCCGCTAATTTTGTGCTGTCAGTAATGTTGAACGTGTTGTTGTAAATTCTGTCTGTTTTCAGTTCGTTGAACATCTTGTAAAGTTTTGCAATCTGCTCTTCATAACTTAATGAATCATCATATGTTAATGGTAGCACAGGATTGCCAACCATACAGCCGTTTCTGTCAAAATCATACATACGTTTTTTCTCCTCTACCATAATAGCATAAACAAGTCTTCCATTTCATTCAATAGCATCTTGTCAATGTTAGTGAATGTATCACGGTAATGTTTAAGCATTGTTCCATTGTCGAATACTCCACGGTTTCCTTGTACCGTCTCAAGATATTCGTTTAAGTTATTCGCTTCGTGATTAATTTCGTTGGTTGAATTGTTTACATTTGTGTTTTCTGCTGTGTTTGTGTAACTTCCGTTTGTTTCGTTGATTGTTGCGTTAGTAAGGTAAGTATCGTTTTCAAGACTTGAGATACTGCCCTGCGGAGTGTCCGAAAATTTACTTTTTGTTTTGCTTGCATTGCTGTTTGTCTGTTTTCCGTTATCTGTTGTTGTACTGTTTGATGTGCTGTTGTTTGTGCTTTTGTTTGTGTCTGTGATGTTTCCTTTTCTTGTGAAGTCAGTATCCCATAAAGGATTGAACTCTAGCAACTCACTAGCGTACCACTTATTGTAGTACGGCATGATAGTGTTCATCTTGTCAGCAAGCTTCAATTTCCATAACCCGACTGTTTCAAACCCAATCTCCCTTGTGTAGAAGTGACGCAAAATCTTGATTTCAAGTGCGCGTCTGTACTTCTCGTCAAAGATTGGATAATCAAAGTCAAAGATTTTCTTGTGTACACTTTTAAGAATCTTCTCAATATCGTTGTAACCTGTGCTGTTTTCAAGTCGGTAGAGGGATTCGCAGATAAAGCGAACCTCTGTCGTGTAACTACTCATCTGCGATACCCCCTTTCTGCTGTGATGTTAATGTTGTGTCTAAACCACCTAAACTTGTGTCAAGTTCTTCCCTATAATCTACGCTAATGTTAGTACCGAACATTTTGTTGATTCTATCAACAGCCACTTGTCGTTCGTGTAACCGACTAAACTTACTTGCAATACTACCACCCTGCGAACGGTTTACCTCGTCACTCACAAGTCGTTCACGCTTCGTAATGTTTACGTTTGAGATACCAAGATAGGTCAGTGCTTCATTCCATATGTTAGTTTTCAACTCGTAAAGTTGTGGTGCTACGAATGGCGCATCTGTCCTTAACGCTGTAATGTTGTCTGCGTTCAACTGGTCATTACCAAAGATAAAAGGCATACCACCGTCATACTGTTGGTACAAGTTTACCATTGATAAACGTTCATTCTCTCCCGACTTAATCAATATAGGCGTTTTCTGTGCGTTGATGTTTACGTCAATCGTTCTGTCAATATTAGCCAGTCTCATAGCAAACATTTTGCAGGCTTCAACGCTGTTTGTGTGTAGCATATTGTTGTGAATGATAACGCTGTTTGCGTCGTTAAGGTCTTTTAAGTAACCTGTCACAGCATACGCTTTCGTGAATTTCGGTTCACGGTACACATTTAATCTTCCGTCAAGTGTAGCCTGCAAGAACAGGTTTCCAAGCACCTCGTCATTGAAGTACACTCCTGCACCATCTTCAAACAATGTAAGTTCCAAGAATTTTGCGTCAACTGTATCGGGTAAGTTCTTCCATTCGATACATGAGATTGCAATTTCTTTTAATCTGTTATAGTAGTATTGCCATGTAACGCAATTCTGTACCGCACTAGTCCAAAACTGGTTTTTATATTTGTTTCTTCTATTTCTTCCCAACTATTATCACCTCACTATGTTGGACTATTATCGAATGAATAGTTGCCAATCTCTTCACCATTTTCCCAAAATGTAATACCACTGTCGAAGATTTTACAGATTACTTGCATATCGGGCGCAGGTACAGAACCACGCGCAACGCATCCACTTGTCTGAATGTAATTCCAGTGTGGTCTTAAACCGTTACCGCTACATACGTTAGGCTGTTTCACTCTGTTACAAGCGTATCCGAACATGGTGAAGAATGTATCAATGCTTCGTGCGTACTCGTACGGAATACACATTCTACGATAGAACAGTTTGTTTTCTCCTTGCGCTACGAGCAAGTTACTGTTGCCAAGTGTACCACGGAATAAATCAGCTTGGATACTTGCGCCATATTCGTTAAGTGATTGGTTCACGTACTCGTTTGCAGGTTGCATAATTGCATTCACAGCTTCTCCAACTACGCCACCAAGATTTCCGCTTAGTGCCCCCATGGTCATTCCTGCCACTGCACCAACTGTTGAGTTTGTGACGGTTTGAGCCATTTTTACCTTGTTAATGTAGGTGTTTTGAGCAAGCCACACCTTATAAGCGTCATTATTCCAAGAACATAGCGGAAAGTCCATCATGTTTAAAGATTCCATTCGATATGGAGTTTCTCCGCTACCTTTGTAGTGTGTTGGATAAACGCAAGCTTTCACGGGTGTATTCTTTGTACCCTCGATTCTGAATCTTGGAGTCAAGTTCTCAAAGAACTCATAACGCAATACAAGACTGTTATCTACACCGTTATCAAATTGAAAGTAGTTGTACGGATACGTGTACATTTTCATGTTCTTAGGTATATACCCATTCAATGAGGTTGTAGCGGGATTCACGGGCGATATTTCTGTACCATCTGAATCATAGGAAGAGCCTGTCGCTGTGTTGTTAATCTTTCCATCATCTGCTTTTGAACCGATAAACATGGTTGGACACATCCACATTGCTACAATACTGTCTGGACTCTGCACGTATTTAAGGTTGAGTGCATACAGCTTTTCTCGTTCAAGTTCGCTGTTCACATCAAAAGCGTAATACGTACAACCTGAATATACACCCTCGAATAACCCACCAATGTTCTGTTCTTCATTGTCACAGATGGCAACTACTACAGATAGATTTTTCATTAGATTGATACTTCCACCACGACTACCTTCTACGTACTCACCCAGTTTCACAGGTTCGGGTAGAATGTTATCACCGATTGCGTCCGTTGCACTGTGTTCTCTTACGACCATACTGTCACGAATTGTAAAGTCAAACCACCATGTTTGTAGAACGTCTAACACGAATGTAATGTAACAGGCGTTGTCGTTAAGGTATTCTACACCAGTGATAAAGGCGTAAAACCACTTTGAACCATAGGAAGTGTTACGAAACATCATGTAATTACAGTCGTAACAATCGTCTGCGGATAACTGTACTTTCGCGTAACCACGTTGTACACGCTGATAGGTTTGGCGTGTTAACTGGTGCTTGGTTTTGTTAGCAAAGTAGGTGCTTTGTGCTGTGGCGTTTGCGAAACGAATGGTGTGGTTATAGGTTGGGTCTAGTGGTACGTTGGTTAAGAGTCGGATATCTGTTTTTGGTTCTATCAAGGTATCACCTCACTTTCTTGGTTAATTATAGCCCCATTTAGTTAATTAGAATTCTGATTTTGGTTGGAGGTTACATTTTTTTCACAATTCATATAGCTTGTCCCAATCATTCATATTATAATTTTCACCCCCATTATATCGGTAAACAGTATTTCCTTTTTTCCACATATCACCAACTAGTGGAGCTAATGTAGTTGTATGGTCAACAAATTCGCTTACCCACCCATTTCTTGATATTTGCCCACTAATCAAGTTTTCTGTATTTTGCTGTGCAAGTCTTACATTAATTGATACTCCCTCTATAACAATAACGCCATTAAGCCCAGTTGCTCTACGCTCTGCTATTGATTTAGTAACAGGCACATACATTATTTGTTTTGGCAAATAAAAATCATAACCCATTTTATTTCCTAAAGTAATTTTTTTATTTCCATCAAAATACCCACTAATGAACATAACACTTTCAAATGGGACACCAGATGTTCCGTTTTTTAAATCGTATACAGCTACTATAGTAGATGGATGATACAATTCATTATCTGTTGTATGAACTGGATATTGTTTGGCACTCCCTTGTTCACTTTGTACATGAAATTCACAACTTCTAATATACCCAGTCAACGCAATCATGCATCCTTTTATACAATTTTCTTGGTTCTCAAGTTTATCTAATTCTTCTCCCCTTAATTTTTGCCCACAGCGTTCAAAACAAAACTGGAAATAGCATGCACTTACTGTTTGTAACCATAAGCCCGCTTCTCCGCATTGGTCCCCCCAACAACTTACCATCATAATATGTTTTGCCGCTCCAAAATGTATGTGATTGATTTCGCATTCATCGAAACGGCAATGTGTGATTTGAAAATTGCAACAACCGGATTTCGGTAAATCTTGAAAAAATTCTTCATGGTTGTCTCTAATATCGTATTTTTCGCACCCAAATTCACAATCAATAATTTGCCCATCATCACGAGCAACGACCCCAACATTATTATAATAAAACCTAGAAGAATGGATTCCAGTCATTGTTCCAGTAAAAACACCATAACCACTAAAATTAAAAAAAGAACAATTTATAATGTCAGAACCTTTTGCGTCGCAGTAAATACCATTGTTTCCGGTATAATTTATTGTGACCCATGAACAAGAATTACCATCTTTAATGCTCATATCAGTAACCTCTCCTGACCAAGTTGTACTATTCCCAAAAAAAGCCATTCCTTGTATTGTTACAGCACTTTTGAGTGTGAGCATTGTTTTTTCAATCGTTCCCGGTAAAAAACTCAAAACACTTCCAGGGTTGTTAATATTTTCGTAAAAAGGATATCGATTAGCTCCCTCTCCAATAATAGTGCAAGGATTTTTAACGGTGATGCTATCGCTAATTGCATAATTTTTTTTTAAAAAACGAAATATAGCACCTTTAGGGGCTGAATCAAACATAGTCTGAATTGCAGTAGTATCATCATGTTTACCATCGCCAATTGCCCCGAAATCTTCCGGTGTATAGTAATCGAAAAGTTTTAACCTTTCTGTATTTGCAAACTTTTCCATTGTAAGAGAACCGTTTTGTACAGTAGTTGTAGCTTCCGGGTGTTCATTTAACCAACTTGTTACTGCATTATTTGTTTGTTCATCTGTAGGCTGACCTACCTCTACCCACTCCACGTTACCCTTTTTTGCTCTTGGTATTTTGCCATCATCATTAGTGGATGGTTTGTCAACTTTATCTTCCTTTAGTAAACCAATATCGTCACTATTCTTTTTGATAGCCCGTTCATTTTCCATCACATCAGCTTGTAACGCTGAAATCTCCGGTTCAAGTGAACCAATCTTGTCAGTAATTTCTTGAAAATTTAAAAGCTCCCCTGCTCTCGCACCCATTCGGATATTATCACCGACCGTTTTAAACACTTTACCGTTTGCGTCCACATTGTCCGCATATGTTTGTCTTGCCATGTTTTTATCCTTTCATAGTAAGAATGTTTCATCTTCGAACCGTCCACTGGACGCTTCTTGAAATACATGGTAACGTGAAAACATTACCATGCATAAATGAAACGTACAAGTTAATTAAGTTTCTTAACGCCTGCTGTAGTCGTCACGTCTGTCACAGCTTTTCCACCCTCTACTGCAAGTGCTACAGCATCACCCTTGTTAAAGGTAATTGTAGCGCCTACATTTGAGGAAGTTGTCAGCGCTGAAGTGGCTGTATACTTGTAGCCACCGTATACCATCTCAAGTGTTGTAGTAGTCTTTCCTGCTGGGAAGATTACAGCACCATATTTGTGGATAGCGATACCGTTAGTCACAGCATCCTGTGTCTGTACAAACTGGTAAGCACCGTTTGCAAGTGATACGTTATCGTCCTGCACTTCAAGTGTAAATACCGTTGCTTCTTCTGCAATGTCTTTACTGCTTACTTCAACTGTCACTGTAGCCGGTTGTGCAATGTCATCACCGTCTACTACGAATGTAACCATGTTGGAGAATGGTGAAACAGCAACTGTTTTCCATGTGTTGTAGAAGTAATTCCAGTACAGTCCGCTTGCACAATACTGCTCTGTCATTCTTGACAGGTTGTCGTATACTTGGAAGTAATTCTCGTCAACAAGAACTGCTTTTACGTTTCTCATTGCGTTCAGCTCTTCTGTTGTGACCTCTTCGATAGAGTCACAGTTTGCACGAATGATATCGAATCTCTCATTGTCAAAACTTGTCCAGTCATCAATCAGATGAAGTCTTCCCATGAAATCTGCTTTTTCCATGTGGAAAGCACTTGCAAGAACGTTAACGTCAAATTTTGCGTTATACTCTGCATCCATGAAAATAGCCTGCCGTGACTTTGGTGTAGTTGTTCTTACACCTGCTTGATTGTACTTTTTAGACATAAATGTCAGCTTATTTGAAACACCACGGTATTTACTTGCATCATTTGTAAGCACTGTACCATCGCCGACTGAAACAGGTGTTGTCTTACCATGTGAGATAGCTTTAATAAGCAGGTACTTGAACAGTAAGAATTCATCATATTCTGCGGCTGTGTAAATTCCATCAACCAGTTTGGCAATGAATGATGTTACACCGTCAATGGATGTAAATGCCATTTTCAAATCTTCATCTTGAATTGTAAGAGGGTACTGTGTACGCCAGTTCATTACATAGAAAGCACTGCGAACGTCCGGCAGGTTTCTCTTAAACTCTCTTGCTTCACCTTTTTCTGCGTCATATTCAACAACATTTGCGATACCGATAAAGATATCTTCGATTGTCTCACCTGTTTCAAGATATCCCTTTTTAAGGTGTGAATATGGATTGTTGAATGTTGCACTTTCAATCACAACTTTTGCGATTCTGTTCATAAGTGCGTTAAGGAACTGATTCTGTAGTGAGCCATTTCCGAGAATGATTTCTCCTACTTTCGGAATCATTCTAGCGTTTGTAATAACAGGTACGTTCTGCTGATACTCGTAAGATGCATTTTCTCTGATAGTGTTAATGATTTTCAGAGAACTAGCATCCAGTGTTGTTAGTTTAACTCTGTGAGCCATCTTATTATCTCTCCTTTACTTAAATAATTCATCAAAATTTTCTGCTACGATTTCTGTGTCTTTTTCTTCTTCCTCTTCCTCTTTTGTAGATTTATCTTCATTTCCTGCGCTATCACCTGCGGAAAAGAATCTCTCTTTATATTTTTGTCTCCACATTTTGTCGTTATCCTCGTACTTGGTTTTCCAATCTTCACCGTCTGTATTTGATAACGAATTAATTGTGTCTGTCGCGTCCTCAATGAATTTCAATGTGCCATCGTCTGTGTTGTCTTTTGTTCTCTCTTTGATTAGATTAAGAAAATCTTCTTTCGATAAAACTGCCATTTTTAATATCTCCTGTTAATCCCACCGCCTATGATAGCGAACCACATAGGGAATTTTGACTTTGGTTTATACGGTGAACCGCCACCACCACCACCACCTACACTATAAAAGCGGTACATTAAGACTGCATTATTAAGTATCTCTGATTCAGATAAATATCTATCTTCTGACACCCATGTATTAATAGAAGTGTCGTTTGCGTGTGATTGAATAAAGTTGTAACACTTGTTTGCGTTCTGTATACGCTCTTCAAGTTTCGGAACTCCTGGTCGCTCCCAACATTTCATAAATGCTTCGGTTAGACCTGCTATATCTGTACTAGTTGAATGTAAGAACTCGTCCAGTGAGGAAATCCCGTGACTTGTACCAATCCAGTCATTTTCTTCAATCAAGTATTGCATCTGCCCATTAGGGTCTGTACTTGATAATCCTTGCGAACTAAGGTAGTTAAGCAACGCTGTCTTTCTTCCACCTGTCCACTGGAATAGTCCAAAACCACCGCCACCACGTTCATTCAAAGCAGGATTGATATTGGACTCTCTCCAAGCGTTACCGCATAACGCAGAGATTACATAGATACTTGCACCAATTCCAGTTGCACCACCATCACCATATCTTAATAAGATTGGAAAACTGTTAGCTGTTGATTCACTGTTGTTAATACTTACTTGGTCTGCTAGTGGAATACCGTTGGTGTGAGCCCCCATTGTGATACCTTTTCCAACTCCACCGCTTTGATAGCAGATTTCGGTGTGTCCACTTCGAACGAGAATGTCAAACGACTTCCATTCCAAGTCTTTACTGTCATACTGCGTGAAACCTAAACCTTTTAAGATACTTACCATATTTCCAGTATAGAAACCACTAATGTTTAGTGGAAATCCTGCTTCAATTACTGCATAACCCACAAACGTGGAACAATCATAATATGTGATACCATTTACCGTCTTTTGATATCGGTACTGTTGGGAGTATCCCACATTTGGGGCGTTGCAGGTGTTGATTGCCCATTGATAACCCTTGTTAATGTTAATAGCCATTACGGTTTAATCAACTTTCCTTTCTTACCAAGTGAAACCAGTTTATCGTTCTGTGGTGCTGTTCCTTTGTAGTTCGCTACACCGTTCTTTCCTGCGATACGCTGGCGGTATGAGAAACTAGAATCTACACCGATTGATTTAAGACAATCCACGATAGAGCAACTACTTGACTTGAATACTGGAAAATATGTTTCACGTTGCCCTGCATTTCGAGAAGCGTCCAGTGGACGGTTTGAAGATGAAACACTTGTATTCTGTTTCACAGGTGTTGTGCTTACATTTGTTTTACATCCAAGCGCAGATGCAATAGCCATGGCACACTTTGTAGAGTCCCATCTATTTACATCGTCTTTATCATCTACAAAACAGCACTCAATCAGAATCGCTTTCGCTCTAGTCTTTCTGAGAACATATAAACCAGTGTTATACTTTACTGGTGCACCGTGGAAACCGATACCGAGCGTATTTGCAATGCTTTCAGCAATACGATAGGCTGTTCCATAGATTCTATCGTCATATCCATAGACTTCTACACCACCACATTTGCCGTCGCCATGAGGGTCATTTCTTGCGCTGTTCAAGTGAATAGAAATGTCAAGGTCAACGTTGTGAGCGTTACACTTAGAAACGATAGCTGAAAGGTTTGCTCCCTGTGTAGTGCTATAATCATCTGTACAATCATAAACGGTGTGACCGTTTGCTCTTAACAATTCAATCAGCTTATTCTTTACTGCTCTGTCTTCATTTACTTCATCAAGTAAACCGCTTGTGCCTCTACACTTCAATGAGTGACCACCGTGTACATTATACGTTGCCATCTTTATCACCGTCCAGTCTGTCACATAACTTCTGTAAAATCAATGTGTTATTGTTAAGTGCTTCTGTCACACTATTCATTTCTTCTTTGTGTGCATCTTTTTCTTTCAGCATATACCAAAACATAGCCCCACACATTACAATAGGAAACCCAAGTGTTGAGATAGCTGTTGTAATAGCGTTCATATCCATTGCTTTAATCACATCCTTTCTATTATAATTATATCATCACCGAGTCGATTTGTCAACAACCTGTGTAATTATAGACACTGTGTCTATTAATTGACTTTATGTCTATTTTATGCTATAATAGAGAAAAGGAGAAAAAATATGAGTTATTATGACGGTACAAAGCTACTTAGCTTATTAGATTTGAATAATAAAAGACCCGAAATATATATGGTGACAAGCAACAGAACAGGTGGTAAGACCACTTACTTTGGAAGACTGGTTGTCAATAAATTTTTATCAAAAGGTGAAAAGTTTGGGCTGTTATATCGATATGACTACGAGCTTAGTGGTGTAGCAGATAAATTTTTTAAGGATATCAAGGAATTGTTTTTTCCACAATATGAGATGACAAGCAAGCCTATGATGCATGGGAAATTCCACGAATTATTCTTAAATGAAGTTTCTTGTGGCTATGCCATGGCACTAAACAATGCAGACGCTGTTAAGAAGAATTCTCATATGTTCAGCGACATTTCCTGTTTAATATTTGACGAGTTCCAAAGTGAAACGAACCGATATTGTACAGATGAAGTTAAGAAGTTCATTTCCATCCACACGTCTATCGCACGTGGACAGGGAAAGCAAGTCCGCTATGTACCTGTGTATATGATGGCGAATCCTGTTTCGCTTATTAACCCTTATTATATTGCAATGAAGATTTCAAACCGACTGAAAAGCGACACGAAATTCTTAAGAGGGAATGGATTCGTACTAGAACAGGGTTACAATGAAAGTGCAAGTAAGGCACAGGCAGAAAGTGGATTCAATCGAGCATTTATCAGTGATGATTATGTGGCATATTCCGCACAGGCTACTTACCTTAACGACAGTAACGCCTTTATTGAAAAACCCGATGGAGATTGTACTTATGTGGCAACGCTCCGCTACATGGGTAGAGACTATGCGATTAAAGAGTATATGGACTTAGGTATTATCTACTGCGATGACAGAGCAGACAAGACATACCCGTATAGAATAAGTATTACGACAGATGACCATAACGTCAATTATGTGATGCTAAAGAGCAACGACTTGTTCCTATCAAATATGCGATACTTCTTTGAACGTGGTTGTTTTCGATTTAAGGACTTACAGTGCAAAGAAGCTGTCTTGCAGGCTCTTAGTTATTAATGGTATCATCTACTGTCAGAAAGCGAAAAACATAATAATGGGGCGCATGGGTGGAAGATACCACCGTTGTTATGGTCGGGGTTGCTCCCTTAGCTTTACAGCTTTTAGACCGTTTTCACCAGTAGTTCATGATATAATAAAAGGTACTTTGTTTCACGTGAAACATTGTACCTTTTTGTTTTATCTGTCTAGCTTTAATGTGACTTCTTTGTTCAGTTCTTTTTCTTTCTTAAATTTGCTGTGTTTCTTAGCATCACGTGGTATATGTGGATAGGTTGGGGTATAACACTTGTAAGCGTAGAAATCACATCCCTCACAACCAGTGCAATAATGGGTTGAACAAACTTCAATTAATTCTCTTACTGTTGTTTTCATAGTTCAATCTCCTCATTCGTGTAAAGTGCTTTTGCCAGTTCGGGTACAGTTTTACATAAACAATAATACCCCAAAAAATCCCGTGGAATATCCCCGTTAATTTTAGCTATACATTCTCCATTTTTATTATATTCACACGTTTTACAAGGCGTATTAGCGCATGTTTTTATAGCGTCTTGCAATCTTATTTTCATAGTTTCTACCTCATTTCATAACTAGTATTAACAAGTAACACACCGCCACGCATTCTCTTTGGGCGAAGTTTATCGGGTACTTTCAAGCCTATTTTAAAATCTGATAAATCACGCTTGATAGGTTTACCGTCTTTAAACAAAAACTGTTTTTCTTCTTCTGTCCATTCCTTGTGAATTCCTGTTCTTGGCTCTGTGTAACCATTGATATCTGCCTTACCCTGCATGGATAGCACAAACAGATTCTTGCACTTGCTTGGCATCCCTGCACACTTTACATCGTAAAACTGCTCTTCAATAGGCTCTCTGTTTTCATGAGTCACGTGTTCAATATACGTTTTCTGTCTTGTAAATGTTGCAACATCCCAACACGATTCCAGTGACCACGAATTAAACTCTGTCGGATGTTCACGAATACCAACTATCTCGTCGGGTTCTAAGTCACAATGAATAGAGTCAGTATCGGCATAGATAAACCCCCGTTCATTAACGCCGTGGTAATTCTTTTGAGCAGCTCGAATGGTGAACTCCCTTGCATAGGATGTAATAGCAGAACCACAAGGAATGTAGCCTGCTTTCTTGTTATTCTCTTCCTGTCTAATAAAACCAAGTGAATCATCGTCTTTAACGTATGCAATTTTGAACGAGCTATCCTGTGAGCTTGCCTGTTTCCCATACAGATTGTTGAGAAATAGCTTTGCAAGGGTACGTTTCGCTCCTTTGCTTTTCTTCTTAATCTCTGCGTATTTGTTAATGTATTCATCATAGATTCCCTTCATGGAATAGAACCACACACCGTCTATGATTTCAAAGTCATATAAGTCATAGTGTTCAAGCATTAAATAATAGTCGGTACAAGTAACAACCATTTCCACAATAGCTTCATGCCTGTTATTATCACTGTCATAGTAATAAGAAAAATACTTGTCGTGTTTCTTACTGTATACGTCACTTGTTTCTAGCATTTCTGTACCACGGTATAACGGTGACCCTTTTATCTGTATGAATGGTAAATAACCATGTTTCACGTGAAACCTTGTGCGGATTCTTAAAAAGAAATAACGTGGTTCGCCCTGTGGAGTTTTCTTAAGTGCATCCTCATGAATGAAATTACCGTGCCAGTAATGTGGTTTGCCTACTGGGTAATAGTTCCCACTGTCGGAATGCATCATGGAGGGGTACAAGCTGTTGACGTCTGCTGTTGTCCCTTTGTAGTATATTTTATTTTCTTTTCCTCTTACAAGGTAGCACCAACCACCACGATATGATTTTCTAATGTAATCACCCACTGTCGGATATTTTGTTATCCCTGTTTCAATCTTATACATATCGGGAAACAACTGTGCGTAATCTGTTTTATCGTAGCCTTTTTTAAACTCTTCCAAGCAACACGAACCAATCGTTGACTTGTCGTGTCCCTCTTGTAGCATGATTTCAAGTGCTTCTTTTACCACAAGGACGTCATTAGCTATATACTCACGTTCCTTATCTGTAATTTCACATCCTGCATATCTATAGCCAGTGTATTCCATATCTAGCTTTTTGTGCTTGGTTGCGAATGATTTACCTATTACTTCTACTGAAAATGGCAGAAGTTTTAAAGAATCACGGAACTCTAATAACTTATTGTTGGGTAGTTTCTGTGTGATGGAATACCACATACCCTTGTCAGATATACTGTATCGAACCTCATTAGTCATTAGTTCCTTATTCTTCTTCCAAACGTAATTGTTACCCTCTTTATTTAATCCCTGTGGATATCCTTTTTGTGCTAGAAGATAGTCAAGAATGAAAGCACCGTCAAATTTAAGGTTATGGAAAAATGCTATGATGTTAGTATCCAACGCACGAAAGTAAGTAAACATATCTTCTATGTGATGCAGTATCGTGACATTCTCTGTGAACAGTTCCACAACGGCAACCGCCCACACTTCTGTGTGGTCTTGGTTGTCGTATACTGTAGTTTCAAAATCGCACATGAACATACGTGTTGTGCGTTTACTATTCATATGTATTATCCTCAATATCCCACGAATATATGTTTTCTTGTTCCTCGTCTAAACCATTTCTTTCTGATACGGTTAATTTTCTACCTGTTAGAATTTCTCCTACAGCTTCCAATGATGCTATAACAGCTACGCCTTTTGATTCTCGAAAAATGGCTTCTAGGTGTATTCCTATTACACCCCAATTACTAGCGAGTCTTTCACCAACAACAATTTCGCCATCTTTATTAAGGGTCTTATAGAAAATATCGATCAGTGTTGACTGTGCTTCTTCTGCCATTTCAACCCGCTCTCTTTTTCTTCTACTGCCAAATGTTGTTTTATCCGGAACTGGTGCTGTTATTCGATACAAAAAATCCTCAACAAAATGCTGATTTGATATATCTCCTAACTGCGGTTCTTTTAATTTTTCTTTAGGCGGTTTTAAATGAACATTATTTTTTAAATCGTTAGTGGTTGGTTGCTTGTCTGTTGACCAAAACTCTCTTTCGGATTCTTTGTTTCGTTTCCTTGTCTCTGCTCCACGTTTGGCGCGTCCGGATGCCTGTTCATGTTTGAGCTGTTCCACAGTTGAGATTTCGCCTGTTGTGGTTGAGTAGGCTTCTTGCTTACCAAGGTTTTTGATGTCTGCTTTCAGCTGTCTTGTGATTCTTGCAAGGTCTTTTCCTTGGATGCCCCACTTACGCAGTTCTGATTCTGTTTGGTATACGCTTGCACCACGAAGTTCAATATTCTGTTTTCTTAATGCTGATATTTTGCGCTGATATTGCTTATAGTATTGACTATACTTTGATTTACTCTTTTTCAATTTTTATCACACCTCTCACATTTTTGTTTAGATTAAAAAATAGGGTAGGCGTTCTGCCCACCCTGCTGTTCTATTTTAGAAGGAAAATTAAAGTGCTATGAAAGCTTTACTTATTTTACAGAGTTTACGTCCAATCCGCAATCTACGAATGCTCTGCCTGCTTTCGTTTCTCCACTACGTTTTACGATTGCGTACGGCTTACCGTGCATTAACTCATGAATAGATTTTAAAGAACTCTTAAATGTTGCGGACTGTGTGCTGTAGACCTTGCCATCTACAGTGATGATAGAAAGTAACTCTGCTTCTGTTCCGTCATTCTTTGTGTCCTTGTATTCGAGATAAGCGTCCACAGGAATAGACTCACCGTCTGCCACGTCTTTCATAGAAATGATTCCTGCATCCATTGTCATGAGATACTGCTCTACCTCTGTAAACTCTCTGCTTGCGTTTGTGATTGTAATTTTGTTCATTGTTTTTTTCTCCTATTCTTTTTCTTTTACTTGTTATTATTCTGCGTCTGTTTCTTCAATGTCTTTCTTTGTTCTTGCCGGAAGCACTTCCGCAAGTTCGATAAACTTCTGTTCATCCATTCCATAGAGTGTCTCAATCACTTCTGTTGAAACTACTGCTACTGGTTTGAGTGTTTCTGTCTCTACTACTTTAGTAACGGCTTTCATCAACTTCTTATCATCTGTATAAGTGCCTGCAATTGTTACCTCATAGTTATCAACCTTTGCTGTCTGTGTGTCTGCACACATAACGATTACTTTAGTTGATGCAATTGTACGAGTTACTTTTCTAGCTCTTGCCACTGTTTTCACCTCTTTCTTTTTTTGTTTTTTGCAGTGCTTGTGGTTGACCATTTTAGGTCTGTCTGAGAACGTATACACGACTTCAAATGAAGTCGAATCAGATAACAGGAATCGAACCTGTACACATAACCACCGTTTTTTCGCCTGCTTGGGTGTCGGAATATCTGTTATTTTTTGTGAGTGGACGGCGTTGGTAGCACCGCCCTTATGGTGTGGTATATGCAAGTTGGATAAATATTTATCTTCCTTACATTATTAAGTATATCAGATTTACTTGTATTTGTCAAGCGATTTTATAAAATTTTTTCTAAAATAATATGATGTAATCAAGTGCTATTGACTGAATAAAAATGTGAATAACAACTAAAACTGCAAAGATGTAAAATAATATATACGGTAATTTCTTCATATGATATGTCCCTCCAAAAATGCTATTACTAATTTACTGTATCGGCACTATGAAATCTGTGAATACTGCGATTCCGTAAAATAGACTGTATATGATTAGTGTTAATGCTAGAATCAGCAATAGTGATTCTATTATGTTTTTTATTTTTCTTTTAATTTTTCTTCTACCCATGAATATAACTCCTTTATTAATGTTGCACTGATTGGCACGTCAATGCGCTGATCGTTTGTTATGTATGCAATGTAGTATTTGCCGTTATCGTATACTTTATCTTTTAGCTTATACAAGAAAGCGTAGTGAATGTTTGTCTTGTACGTTGTATTACATACACTTAATGCTGTTCCGTGTTCCTCTCTCATAATGTCTTTGATATGCTCGTACTCCTCAACAGTGTGAGGGGTTACGAGTTCCGGATGTTCATAAAGTGTTTCACAAAAATGGTCTTGGAAACGCTTGCGGACTTGTGCGTGGGTTATCCATTCTGACATGTTTCATCCCTCTTTTCTAATTCGTTGTATCTTTTAAGCGATTTGTGAAGTTCACAAAAAGCTTTATCAAATACGCTGTTTGTTCCGTAGTCAACATGATTGAATAGGATGTCTTCTGCTTCTTTTAATACTTCCAATTCAGATGTTGTTAATGATTTCATATTGTTTTTTCTCCCTTCTATTGTTTTCCTTTACTGTAATTATATTATAGCATTGTACCTTTTAATTGTCAATAGAATTACATAAATTATTTGCATAATATTGTACTTTATAAATACATTATCAAACAAGCTCACCGCAAGTGCAAGCGAGCGAGTACAGAAGTGAGTGAACGCAAAGCGTGAGCGGAGTGTATCACTTAAGTGAGCGAGTGTGCAACAGCATACGAGCGGAACAGCGAGCGTAGCGAGCGGACGCCCTGCGTACCGCTAGAGGGTGCATGGGGAAGCTACGATTTTCGAGATTAACGGAATACCAAA